GTCACGAACTAAAATATTAGGCATAGTATTTTTCCTTTACTGTCACCGACGTTTCAAGCATCGGTGACAGGAATGACTTGCGTCGGTTTACGGGCGATTAGCTTCGCAGATGATGCGACCTTTAACGTCGATTTCGTCACCGGTGACTGTAATGGAGGCTCCTGTTTTTGCGCCCGAACAACCATAAAGCCTACCAAGGCTAAAATCGTTAGCAACTGCTGGCGCCGGGAAGTTTGTGAAGTTAAGCCAAGTGTTTGTAGTTGGTGTTCTAATAGTTACGACACCAGCGGTGCTTGGCACAGCAACTTCATAGTAAAAAGCGGCACCGTTTGCTTTTACGCATTTGATGATGTCACCAGCGGCAAACAGCCCAGCGGTAACTTCTGGTAGTGAAAACGTAGCGGACACGCCGGTTGTATTGGTATCAATTACAGCACCACCCGCCAGCGCAATCTTTGCTGTATCAATAAACGCAGCCCGCTTACCATCCTTATCCCAAAACTGATAAGTGAAAGTCCAGCCGGCTGTATTGGTCTGACGTATCGCACCATAAAAGACTTCTGGGGTGATAATCGTGTTTCCCACGCCGTTCTGCAACTTATCGCCCGTTGATGAATTGAGGCGAACCTCGTAAGGGTCGGACACATCGTAAACGGTGAAAGACCGGCTATATATCTTTGCGTCGTTATCTGTAATATCAACACGAATAACGCCCATATCAACAATGGCGGCTGGCGAGATTACCAAGGTATTAAACGCGTTGCCCGCTGCGCCAACTGGGATATTCTGATTCATATCCCCAACAACTCCCAAGTGAATCGCTCCAGCCGCAGCCGTCCGCATTCCGTACTTCGTCGTCACACCACTAAGCGTAGAATTGATCTGATTGCCTGTCGCCGCCTCATACCAGCGATAGGTCACGTTGGTCGTATCAATGCCGCCCGGCCGCAACAGATCGGCAGTAATGGCGGCATAGGTGATTTTCTGAGCGCCAGTACCCGAGTCAACGCCAACCTCAATCATGTCGTTTCCGCGAGTGTTGATATAGACAGCATTCGTTCCGGTCTTTACCGTACTCAGCGTAATCTGCGCAACGGTGTGTGAAACCAAGCCTGTACTGGGGTCGGTATAGTCACCCTCGAAAAATACGTTGAATTGAGCGACAGAATCTTTAAGGTTTCCCTTAATGCGGAGATAAGACTGCGTGCCGTCATTTACTATAGTGAACGGCGTCGTGAGCGCGCCATCTATGTCATTGACAAAATCTGTACTGGTAGTCCCATTCGCAAGTGCAGTCCCGCCAACAGTCAGACAGAACTTCCTGTTAGAAAGAATGGGCGTAACGTCTTGATTGCCCGTTGGCGTTCCAACATATACCCGCCCACGTAACTCAATACCCGTACTTGCATTTGCCGTAAACCAACTTGGCGTATAGCTGATGCTTGATTCATCTTTCGTATAGACCTGCTGCGTGCCAGGATTCGACGTGAGATAAGACGTAATCGGACGGGCATCGTTGGTATCGACAATCGTAATTTGACCAGTTGAAACGATAGGCATGTTTATTCCTTACTCAAGAATGGTGCAATGAAAAGTGGCTCTGGCGAATATTTCATCAATGTCCACCGTGATTTGCTTGTAACCAGAAACGTATGATGCGTTCCACGATGCGTCATCGTCTGGGTATGGCAAGGGGTCTAGCGAAACCCTCGTCCATTGAAACTTTGTTTCGGAAGTTTCTGCCGTGATGTTGATCCCGTTTCTGAAAACGTGAGCAATCAGGGTTGTTTGTCTCGCTTGTCCAACCCTGAATATCGTCCCATTTGTACTTTGAATCTCTACGTCGTAGTTATTGCCACCCTCGCCCGGATCGCCCTTGGACGCGAATAACATCCACCACGAGTTTTGAGTAAATGGATAAACGGGTGGCTTGTTCAGCGCCGATGAAGTGTTGGCTAAAACACATACCCAGGTTGATCCGTCGTCGAGGACGAGGTCTCCATCCAGATACGCTTCTGCCAATTGCCACGTTCCGCGTGGTGTGTTTCGCGTCCCGAGACTGATTTCTTCCGCCGTTTTACCCGCAATAATCACATTACTGCCGATGCTTAGCGCGCCGCCGTCAAAGGTCATACCGTTCGCTGGTGAGCCAACGCTGAGCTTGTAAACGCCCTCGTGCTTACCCATCCAGAAGCCGGTGCCGACAGCGTAATCTTCCTGTCCGCCGCGAATAAAGCCACTTGAATCGAGCGTCAAGTTGCCCGCCGTGATCGTGCCCATGTTCGCGTTCAGTGCTGACAGCTCGGTAACAAGCACCTTGTCGGCAGTGATCGAGTGCGCCGCGATTTGCGTTGCGGTGATCGTCTCGGCGGTGATCGCTGTGCCATGTACTGTGCCAGTGACTATCAGAGACCCATCCACCACTGACGCATTCAGAATGTTCGTTGCAATACCGCCGTTGTTGACGAAGACGATACAGTCGTCATCGGTCAGCGTGGGCTGTGTTGGCGATGTCGCAAAAACAGTTGGCGTAGCCTTTTGCCAATAAACAAACTTTTCGCTCGTACTTGCGTCGGCTACCGAATAAACGACACCATCATAGGAAATGCTCGCACCCGACCAAGCGATGCTGTTTTGCGTTGGGGTATGATTGTGGATTGAGTAAGTCATGGATGACTTACTTTATCATCCGAACTTTAATTTGTCAAACAATATAATGGCGCTTAACCTTCAATTGCTCAGCCGTTACCGCGCCGGCTGCGATGTTTGCAGAGACAATCTCCCCTGGCGCCATACCCGTTGTAATCTTCGCGGGATGCGCAAAAACCTCAGAAGAAGGCGTGACAAGGTCGAGACCGAAAACGTCATACAGGCCGACGCGCGCATACCAAACATCATTGGGATCGAGTAGGGCTATGCTTACGGGTGCCGATGTTGCTTTACCTACGAAGACCTGATTTGCTAGTCCCGGCGTGAAGCCTGGGGTCTTTGAAGCCCATAGCACCATCCCGCCCCAGTCTGCATCGGTGGGCTGATCGCATTTAACCTCAAGCGACAGCAGGCCCACCTCCATCGTGACGCCAGAGGGTGCCCCGATCTGCGCGTTGTTCGTCGCGAGCGTCGCGGGCGTGGCGGATCTTAGGCCACTGATCGCAGACACAATGTAGACCTTAAACAGCAGACTGCGTCTTGGGCCACCATCGGCCACATTTTTGTCGAAGGTGTAGGAATAGTTCTCTGAAGCGACGTGCTCGGTTCGCAACAACACCGCGTCAGACCAAACCTCGACATCGTATCCCGCCACCATTGCCGCATTGCCCCAATAGATGTCGCAGTTGGGCGTACCCCAAGAACTACCGCGCAGGTTGACTACAATTTCGGATATGGGTTGAAACGACCCAAGTGTCGACACGTGGGTAAATGAAACGTGCTTCGACGCACGCCCGAACGCATTGAGCGAACATATTTTGATTTCGTATGTTCCAGACGATCCTGTGATTTCGTAGGATGCGAATTGCGTCCGTAACGTCACCCAGTTCGCACTCTCCCTGTCGTTTCTGTAGCTGATTTCGTAGGATGGCGCGTCACCCACCCACGAAATGATCGTCTTGACGCCAAATACACCAGGAGAGATTTGATAGGTGATGTCTTCAGCGGAGATAGCTGTCGGAGGTGGCGGAGGTGGTGGCGCCACGATCAAAATATGCGTGTTCTCTTCCCTGATAGGCTCCGCCGCATCTATCGCGGCATATTTGCTCGGGTTGTGCTGAACGACCGTGACTTCAAACGTGTTCGCGCCTTCGTCCTTGATCCCGATGACGCGCGCCAAGAGCGGCGTCAGGGTTTGCTCAGCGATGATCCACATTGCGTTTGGCAGGGCGACAGCAGCGAGCGGAGAGGCCCAAGTGACGGTTGTGAATGTTCCTACCCCTTGCAGAATTTCGCGGTCTACAAACGCCCCATCCGGCAGTCTGAGCGACAGCACGTTATTGACGCCGTCGGCGAGCGTTATGGGTGCGTCCAGCGTTGCGCTTGTTGCGGTGCAGTTCACCAGCCTTCCGCCCATTCTCTTGCCGGCGATTGTTGGATCGTTGATCTTGATGACTTCGCCAGGGGATAGAAACGACGCGTCGAGGCCGACCTTGAATGTGATCATGTCGGATTCGTACTGCTCCGTGTAGAGCATCCACTTACCAAGTCGATTCGCTTGCCCGCGACTGGTACAGCCGAAGCCAATCACTTCCGCCTTTCTGATGCCATACAACTTGATCAATTCTGCATTTTCAACGTATTCGATCTGCTGCTTGTATCCCTGACTTGGATCATTCCAAGTCACCAGAACGACGCTGTGTCTATCTTTTCTGGCGCTGCCCGCGTAGTTGAATACGCCGTCAATGACGTTCGCGGGCGTGAAAATGGCACTCGCATCAGTCGGCGCGTCGTTACTGAAGTTGACCATGTCGCCACTCCAATATGCCATCCCTCTGAATACGGAAGAAATATCGGAAATCAGCTTGTACGCTTCTGCCTGACTTTGAAACGAGGTGTTGATGGTGAAGCGCGGCTCCATCCCACCGTGACCATCTGGCACCAGCTCATCGCAGAACCTACCTATCGTGTAGAGCGCGGTTTTATCAATCTGTGATTCAACAAGGTGTCTGCCCAAGCCATACCGCTTCTTGGTGAGCATGTCGTACATCACCCATGCGGGGTTATTCGAGACGGCGATATTGTTGAGTGTGCCATCCCAGGTGCCCGAGTAGATGCGTGTAATGGGGTTGTAGTTGCTTGGTAGTTTGATCTTGACGCCATTCACGAGGTAAGACCGCGACGGCACCGTACTGAACTGCTTTGCATCAATCGTCACGCCGATGTAGGCTGAGTTTGGGTACGAGAGTCTGGAATCGATGATTTCAGTGTAGCTTTGCAACCCAATGGCGTTTAGAACAGAAGACGTTTCCGAATCGGGCGTCAGTCTGGTGAGTCGAATGACCCAATTACTGCCGGGTTTCGGCAGCTTTATTTTGTCGCTGCGCTGCCACAGCGACTTCGTTTTGCCTGTGATAACTACATTTATTGTCGACGACATGGACATAACATCCCCACTGATCGCGACGTGGGCGAATGCGCTACTTTTGATTATCTTCGCGCGGATTTTTTCACAATCTTCCTGCTTTGCTATCCAGACCGGCTCTGACGGTGTCTGAATGACCGTCCAATCTGAATTCAGTTCGTCCCAGACCGAGTAATCGATCGAGAATGACGTAGACATCGTCACCTCCTGTCCCATATCTGTCCATACTGAGCCATTGAGATATTGCGGCTGAATGACGACCTTATCCGCAGTCCGAGACCCCGCTGTTGGGTAAATGCTGAACGATGCGCCGACACCCCGATGCGAGGCACCGCGCACCGCTGTTGGGTATCCATCCGTGACCGCAACCGTTCCCGCTGTCACCCACTTAGACCCCGCGTTGTAATCGATGAATGGGCCGCTGTCTGTCGATATTGAGTATTTATATTCGACAGAAGATCCGTGCGTATCGCCCGTAGTGGCGTCTTGCGAAATCAATGCCTGCACGTTCACGATCATTCTGACGTAGTCGGCGTCTGAGTTTGATACAGAGACGCTGGCTGGCGCGAGGGTTGTTATAGGCAAATTGACATCGTGCGGCACTTCGATTCCGTCGATTCCGTCGATTGGTACTTGGTCTTGCGTGCCGTGACGCTCACTCCAGGTGAAGCCGGTGAAGTTGAATGTGCCATCCACATTCTGCATCTGAACATTGTTGACATAAATCGACCGCGCACCGTTCACCAGTCCGCCAATCTCCCCCTCGCCGATCAAGTCAATGACCGAGATTGACGCGTTTGATTGAAGCGTATCCTTGTCTTCGACACCCGCCCTTGTAGAGCCACCACCGCCACCGCCCGCGCCAGAAATTACCCGATGTTCATTTTTCATGTCTGACCCGAACCTAATAGTTGATCGACGCTAATCTTTGCCGAAATGATGTGCGACCCTACCAGCACGGTTCCGTAAATGACCTGCACTGGCACGCCTTGCTGCTCTGTATTTACTGGGCCATTGAAGTAATAGGATGTCTTGTCTTCATTGGTAGATTGCTGTTCTTTCTTTGGGATCGGCGTCAAAAGACCGATAACGCCGCTAATGACCATTGACCAACCCATCTTTAACAGAAATGGGTTCCCCCCCCCTATGAAGCTGGCAGCGATCAACACAATACCGATGACGATTCTCACGATATTGCCTGCCCCCTCAACCAATGGTGTAAAGCGCACGCTCTTGAGTTGCCTTCTTTCGATGCCGTAGTTCGACGTCTCAAGCTCTTCCGTTACGCCACTTGCGTACTCGACAGTGACCCGGTATTTGTCATATTTGGGCAAGTTGTTTTTGATCCACGCGAACAAGCCTGGCCTGTTCACATTGACCATCTTCAGTGCTTCTTGAGGCGAGTTGATTTCAAACGCCCACTCCCTGCCAAATAACTTGCCCATAGGGCCGTCAAGCGTAACCTTGGTCAGCATTTTGTTTTATGTCTCAGGTGAAATATCGTGTGATCTTTCCAGTAGCCCGCATAGGTGTCGTGCTTGGATAGTCTTGATCTTGAGTGATGCAGAATTCGATCATCGCCGACATAAATCGCGACATGATTTGGCACCTTCGCGCCACTTTGAATCAGCATCGCGTCTCCCGTTGCGGGTTCGCCGGAGACGCGCTCAAAGCCTTCTTTCTCGTAGTAATCGGCAAGAAAGTTTTCGCCTTTCAGCCACCAATCCTCGATGTTCTCGTAGCTGCCTAGAACCAGACCAAACTCGCGTCTGTAATAGTCTTGCGCCAGCGTGTAACAGTCGTGAACATTCGGGATGTAAGGACGCCCGACATAGGGCACGTCGTCGCCCATTGGCTGCACGGTAATCAAGTCGCTAAACCTGAACGACTGATCCTCTTTGTAGACGCCAAGAATGTACCAAGGCAGCTCTGAGTCATTGCAGCCACGAATGTCCGCGTCCGACGCCCTTGCGGGCTTCTCGGGGTGGGTATGCCACACGCCAATGACCTCGCCCACATCTTCCCCCAGCGCGTAGTCTGCAACGCTTATGCGGAAGCGCTCTGTGGGCTCATCAGACCCATTAGGGCACGTGACACAAGTAATCTTCTTACCAACCCTCACCACGAGCCCGCAAGCTTCGTTAGGGTGCTGCGCAGCCCCTTGATCACGCATCGTCTCAATGATAGAAGAATCAATACGCATAACGCATTGCTCCTGGGAATGCCCCATACGGGAGAACCGCGTTACCGAATCTCAGCTTGCACGCCTTTAGCCTCTTTGAGCAGTAGTCGGCAGCAACCAAGCACGACTCGTCATTCGAGTCGAAGTAGCTCGTTCCCGAGTATCCGCACTCGGAACTTTTATAGTCCCAGCCGCATGAGTTCTGCACGACCTGTCTGAACGGCAGCTTTACGCCCTGCACGTCAAACGCGGAAGACAGCTCCCACTCAAGCATGTACTTGTTTTCGGAGATCTTCTGTTCGACGATCCACAACCCATCGGGGAAATGCTGATTTGGGTCGGCATAGATGTTATCGCCGCCTGGGAAATTGACCGCGTCGAGATACTTCGCGAAAGTTCTTTTTCTGGTTATCCAGCACCCAATTAGATCGTCGCTTTCGCGCACTGCCGAGCTGAACATGCCGCCGATGTTTGCGACTCGAATTCTCGGCCTTGGCAGTGTTCCTTTCGAGGAAACATCGAAGCCCTCTGCCTCGATTGGCAACGCTATATAAGTGTTGCCCTGCCAAACAACCGGCATCGACATTTCGTTCACGCCAGAGTGAAACCGAAGCACCTCGCCGACGCCGAACTTCGTCAAATCCATCACGAACAGCTCCACAACCACGTCCGGCGACAGTGATTGTATTTCACCAAGTAAAGGCAAGTTACTCATCAGTTTCCGTACTCAGATATTTGTTCAAACGTCGCGTTTATCACGAAGATTCCGAACGACTGTTGAAAGCTTGTCCATTTGCGACAAACGTAAACGCCGGCCCGATTGAGCGGATCGATCCAGTCGAAAGACTCACGTGCGCCGCGCGCTTCGATGAAATCAAGAATCGGGACGAAGTGCGCGACTTGTCTCGTGAATGTGAGTGTCCAAACGGCGTGCTGGGGGTTAATCCCTCTCGTCGTTCTGGACTCATACCCGTCGCCAAATTTAGTGACCTCGACCGCTGGGTCTACTTCTCTTTGAGCCCCAATGTCCGGATGCCAAACGAATGTTTCACGCATTATAATAGCTCACTCATGACTTAATTATACAGCATTCCGCCAGGGCGCGTTTGGGTTGCAAGTTCTTCCCTGACTACACCCTTGACGCGATCTGCCATCTTTTTCCAGGCGCCAGCGTCAGCACCGGTTGAGTTGGTGTCAGTCTTTCCGTCTTTATTGACGACAATACTGATCACGATATTTTGACTTGTGCCGCTGCCGCCACCCGTCATCGTGACCGGAATGGACTTTCCATCAGGCAGCGGAACGTAGGCTTCTGGCGTTCTACCCTCGCCGAACATCGCGAGCTGCGGCGAGTTCGCAATACCACCGGTTGAGTAAGCGCGAAGCGGCATCGATCCGCTCGGGGTCATGATGCCGCCCTTTGCGAAGAAGCTACCGATCCAACTGCCGAAGTCACCAAGCAAGCTTGATCCACCCTCGGCAAACGAATCTTGCGCAGCAAGCATTGCGGTCTGCTGGGAGAACATATCCGTACCGTAGGATGCTGCCGTCGAGAAATTACCAGCAAGACCACCCATCATTCCCGAAAGGCTTATGCCTGAGCTGCCGCCGGCGCCGGTAATACCTCTGAGGGCGTTTGCTGCCGCGACCGCACTCATCGCGAGAGCTTGCGTTGCGCTGACCGCCATGACTTCGGCAGACATTTTGGTTCCGCTCGCCAGCGTGCTTGCTACTGTCTTTAAGGTGGATTCACCGACAGCGGCAGCGGCAGAATTTGCAGCATCACTTGTGCCCGTCAAGCTGCCCCACAGCTTCTTCAAGCCGCCCAAAACACCACTAACCACACTCTCACCGGCGCCAGGTGACTTGTCGCTTATTTGACCCTTCAGAAAGCCCCCGACGCCACCCATGACGGCATTCATACCGTCGGCCATCGTGTTCTTCAGCATCATCTTTGACAGGTCGTTGGCGACGCTCAGCACGTAGCCTTTCCAGTCTGCTTCGCCGGTCGTGAGGGCGTCATGCAGCGTATCGGTAAAACCGTTCGCCCAATTCGCCTCAAGCTGCTCAAGCTGCTTGTAGGTTTTCTTCCACTCGTCAGTCATCTTTTCGAGCGGAGACTTGGACGCTTCAGCTAACTTTTCAGTCAGCGCTTTCTGCCAATCAACCAAACCAGCAAGCGCTTCTTTGTAGGCGGCAGAATCGTTGGCGATGCCAAACTCACCATTCTGACGGCGCAACTCAAGCGCCGCATTCGACTCCAGAATTTCAGCGTCGTGCGCCAGCTTCATCGAAGCTTTCTCATCACCGACCAGATCAGCCCTGATCTGCGCCGCTTTGGCCGCAAAATCCTTTCTGACCTTCAGCGCTTCGCGAAGATGCTTGCCGTCTTCAATACCCTGAGAGCCGCCAGTGAAGTTGAGCGCCTTCTGCAACGCCTCTTTCGCAGCCGGGTCACTGGTGGTCGCCAGTAGCCCTTGAATTTCGTCGCGCATCTTTCTGATGGCGCTGGAGCCACCAGAGACACTTTCTTGCAATCCGTTGAATTGCGATTGCGCTTTTTCCAACAAACCCTTCGCGGCAGTTTGCTGACCAACGGCAGACAGCTCATTTTCTGCTTCTTTGGCGGAAGCGGCCATCTTCTTCAAGTGTTCGCTGATTGCTTTATATTCTTCGGCGCCAATCGAATCCTTGAAGCGCGGCAAATCCTCAATCAGTTGTCTGATCGCTTCGCCGAACTTCGCCGCCGCCGGCTGACCGCCCGCCAGGTCAGCTTTCATTCCGACAATCTTCTTGTGCGCAGAGTCGATTTCGCCTGCGACGCCAAAGATGGCCTTCTTGTAATCCGTCAGCGCGTCGACTTCCTTCGCTTTCTTCTCGATGGCGTCACGCTGCTTGGGGTTCGCGCTGTAGTCGCCGCTGTTCTCCAGAAGATCCAGAATCTTGACGGCCTTCTCGGTGTCGCCACTGAGAATTTCAGCCACCAGCTTTTTGGAGGTCGCGTTGAGCTGCTCCAGAAGATCGATTCTCTTGTTTTCTTTGGCCGCGCCCGCCTTGTCAGAGTTACTTGTGAGAACGTAATCTGGAGCAGTGCCAATCTTGGACGCGTGAGTCGCATTCTCTTTCGCTATCGCGAGCCGTTCTCTTGCTTCATTTTCCTGACGCTCGAAGCCACGGTATCTTGCATCGCCTTTTTTGTTACCCGTTTTACCGTCTTCAATTTTCTTTTTGGCGGCGGCGATTTCCCCAACGGTCTTTTGCCAAATCGCAATCTCTGCGGCGGCTGAGTCGTTCGCACTCTTCTTCAGTGCGGCGAGGTCTTTCTTCGCCTTTTCATCTTTGCTTAATTTTCCAGCCTTGAACGCCAAGTCATAAGCTTCAAGTTCCTTATTGTGCGCCGCCTTGATTGAAGCCAGCTTTGCAGAAATGAGCCGTTCGGCGCGACGCTGAATTGCCGACACGCTATCTTTGATAGCGGTCTCTTCGCCTTGAGCGGTAGCGCCGGCAATATCCTTGTCGATAGTGGCAAGCTCAGCGATTATCGCCTGACGTTCCGCCTTTAGCTTTCCAGCAAAGACGCCATTCTTGCCTTCCACCAAAATTTGAACGTCTTTGTTCTTCAGGTTCTCCCGAAGCGCCTTCTTTCTGTCGTTGAGCGTCTGAACATCTTCCAGCGTTGCCATTTCATCTCTTACGCGACGAACGGAATCTCTGGCCTTGTCAGCCGCCTCTTGAGCCGATCTGCCCCACTGCCACCAGGCATAGGCGCCAGCGGTCAATAGCATCGTTACGATGCCAATCGGGCCACCTAGAAGGTTCATGGCACCCTTTAGAAGCGTCACTTTTTCCGCAGTAACTACGGCGGCTGTTCCAACTGCATTCAAAGACGCAGCGGCGGCAACGGAATTTGCGCGAAGTGCCGCCATTGTTCCGGTGGATGTAGCAAGAAGACTGGCGTGAGCTGCGTTGATTCTGTTTATGGATCTTTGCTCCGCTTCCGCCAATGCAAAGCTGGAAGTCGCTTTCGCCGCGTTTTCAGCAACCCAGGCAGCAGACCGAATTTTGCCTGACGCAATTTCCTTGTACGTGCCAGCCTGCAACTGAACCATGTGAGCGGCGGAAGACTTGGCGACTGCGGCGTGATATTCAGCTCTGTGCGCCGCTTCTTGCGCGGTCAACTCGACCAACTTCGCGCGATTTTGCGTTAGTTGTTGATTTGCCACAGCGGCATTTTGAACGATCATCTGGGCGTTCGCGGCGGCGTTCGCCTTAACCACCCCACGCTTGACTGCAATCTCACTCGCCGCCGCCGCATTTATTGCCGCGACCTTTTCTACCTCAACCGCCATTGCTGCCCGACCGCCAAGAACAACCGTAGCGTAAAGCCCCTTGAAGGCGCCCGTTATCGCGTTAATTGCGCTGAAGACCTTCGCCCCCGCCCAAATGGCAATCAAGCCTTGGCCGACCGCCTTGATCGCACCCCAGTTATTCATGATGGCCTTGGCGCCGTCAGCGATGTGTCTGACCCAATCGCCCAACAATACGGAAACATCATGCGCAAACTCGCGCATGTTTCCACTCTCGAATTCATTGTTCAGCAATTCAAGCTGATTCGTTATTTCCTTGAAGAAACCACCGGTATTGCCAACGTCGTTCGCAAACAGCGTCCAGTTGGTTTTCAGCTTTTCAAGTTGACCAACCCAAGTCTGCATCATCAGCGCCGAAGCACCCGAATCTTCAAACTTCAGAACCGCAAACATTCTCTCCAGCGCGGACGTAGCCTCCACCGTACCCAGCGAGATTTTCTTGACCAGATCGCCCATCGCCAGACCAGTACCCTTTGCCATCGCTTGCATGGCCGTAGGGATCGCCTCACCCAATTGCTGACGCAACTCTTCCATCGAGATGACGCCCTTACCGGTCATCTGCTGGATGGCGATTGAGGCCCGGTGCAGGTGCTCAGCCGTACCGCCGAACTTGGCGACGGAATTCAGCAGCGTTTCAAGTGAGCCGCGTGTCGGATCAAGACCCGCAACTTTCAGCTTGACGAAAGCGTCGCTGATCGCCTTGACTTCAAATGGTGCGTTTTTAGCCGTCGCGAAAACGAATTTCGTGTCGCTGACGCCTTCCATGTCACGTTTGGCTTGTGTCGATTCCGTACTCAAGCCAGCCATCAGCTTAGTCATTCGCTCGACTTCGCCTGATGCCTTGATGATCGCCAGCGGCAGTCTCAAGAAGACATCATAGAAGTCCAGCACGGCGAATCGAGCTGCTGCCACCGTCATCATGAAATGACGCAGACCGGTGGAGAAGGTCGTGACGTGGCGCACGTCCAACGCACCGCCGTTTCTGGCAGGGGCATTGAGCTTGGCTTGAGCGGCAGCAGCTTGAGTTGCAAGAACTCTCAGGCGCTCAAGTTCGGCGTTGTATTTGTTGGTTAGCGCTTGCGCTTTTGTTGCGGCAGTGGCAGCACTTGCAGAGCTGGCCGCAAGATTAGCAACAGCGGCGGCGGCTGACCTGGAACTTCGACCCAAAGAAGACATGCCGCCGTTAGCGACGGAATTCAGCTTTTGAGACAGGCTCCCGACCGTCTGGTCGAGAAGCTTGAATTTGTTAGCGGTCGTAGCTATGTCTACGCCGAGTCCAGACACGCCGTTTTCAAAACTTGTTGCCGCTTTGCCGGCGGATTCAAGTTGAGTGTTCAGCGTCTTGAGGTCTTCGGTAGCTTTATCAATTGCCGCCGTGAATCTTGTTACATCCAGCGTCAGGACGTTCTTGATTGTGCTACCGGCCATTTCACTTCCTTACATTTGTTTTTGCCATTTCTCTGAGTTCGGAAAAACCCTCTTCGTCGCGCTTTTCGCTCAGAACCGAACCCTCTTCCAGCTTCACGATCGTTCCAACTTCTAAAACCAACTTCTGTCTATAGTCCTGCGCAGCCTCGCCATCTTGACCGCTAATAGCCACCGTCAAGGCTCGAATGTCGCCTTGCGCCTGCACTCTGTCGATGTTGAAATTCATCAACCAAAACGCCCTGATCGGGACGCTCATGACTTCCAAATAAGACATCGAGTAAAAGTGCATGACTCGGCAAAAAAGGAACCCAAAATCGAGTTCCTTAATGCCTGCGCTTGTTACTTTTTTTCGCCTTCTTCCTCTTGCGTCTCTTCGACGCCATCAACATCGTCACCGCGAATGAACTCGATGATTGCCTTCAACTGGTCCATGTTCAGACGCTTCAACTTTGCAGGAGAGGCGGTAGGAACACTGCGAACAACCATTTCAACTGCGCTTTCAACTTGCTTCACCGGCGACTCTTCGGAAGCCAGAGCTTCAGCTTGGGTGGTGGTTTCAATGAAGTTTTCGACGGTCATATCAACAACCGCGTGCTTTTCTCCAAACAAGACGACTTGACGAGTGACAACAGCAAGTTTGTCCAGATTTAGAACTTTCATTTGTGTATCTCCTGATTAAAGTAGTCCCGCCGATTGGGCGGGACTTATGTGAACTGACTACGTCAGTGGTGAGTTAGGTATTAGATCGCGGCAGGATCGCCAATAGCGAACAACCGACCGTTTGCGTCGGGGTAGCCGTTGAACTCGCAAGAGAAGATACGTTCATCTTCCAACTTGTAAGCGAACTGAAGTGCGCCGGCTGTAGCTGCCAAGTAGACGATAAAGTCTTCGGCGGCGGTGACATTGCCAACGGGGCGCAGAACCAGCGAACGGGCGATGTCAAGCAAGCTGGTGCCAATACCGGTCGGGACGTCAACGCGAGCAGCGCCAGTACCATTCAAGCCGCCAGTCATGGTCGCGGCAGACATGGTCACAGCAGCGGCAGCGGTGCCGGTAACGATGGTGTAGGAGTTGCCGGCGAAGCCCTTGGTGTCGGCAGTCAGCGTGGTGACAGCGGTAGAGCCGGTTGCGGTAACGGTAGCAATCGCCTGTTCGCTGGTTTCGTTGATGAACTTGCGCAGGTTGGTGGCAACCAAAACAACGGTGGTGTCCAGGTCGACCTCAAGAGCGCCCGGATTCGCGGTGCCTTTGGTGCGGAAAGTGACAGTCTTGCCGTTGATGACAATGGTTTGACCCGTGGTCGGAATGGTGGCGATGGTGATGGTGCCAGTAGCGGCAGCAGCGCCGACTTGAACCAGCGTGGCGCCCGGCATGATTCGAACCAGATTTTCCAGCGTGGTTTCGGCCAGCGGACACTTGACCATGACTTCGCGACCCATCACGAATTCATTGATCGGGGTTTTGCCGAATTGGTCGATGTTGACCTTGTGAGTGTCGGTTTTCACAGACACGTCGACGCCACCCTTGGTGTAACCAAGATCGACGCCATCGAAAAATACTTGGCAGACGCCAAGCTTTACGTTTTTAGTGCTACTAGCCATTTGAATGTCCTTTGCAAAGGTGTTAAGTCAGTTCTGACTTACCGAGACTACCACAAAGCCTAACCAATGTCTAGGCTTTCAATGAATTTGGTTACCACATTTACCATTCTTTTGCCAACATCATCACGCATTTTCTCAGCGGCACGCTCAA